AGGAGTCTTTTTACAATCTAACATCAAAAATAGAAATGGAAGAATTTATCCAAAAGAGATTTTGGTAAAGGAAGTGAGTAGATATAATAAAGAATTTATCAATAAAAAAAGAGCATTTGGTGAGTTAGGACATCCTGACGGACCAACTGTTAACCTAGAGAGAGTTTCCCATATGATTACGAAACTTTATCCAGACGGTGATAATTTTATTGGTGAGGCAAAAGTAATGAACACACCATACGGTAAGATCGTTAAAGGTCTTATAGATGAAGGCGCTCAATTAGGAGTGTCAAGTCGTGGTATGGGTTCATTAATCAATAGAGGTGGCAAAAACTATGTAAGAGACGATTTTTACTTAGCCACGGCCGCTGATATTGTAGCAGACCCTAGCGCTCCAGACGCTTTCGTAGAAGGAATTATGGAAGGAAAAGAGTGGGTTTGGGAAAACGGTGCTTTAATAGAGAAAGATATTGAAGCCTGGAGAATGGAAATTTATAAAGCGAAAAAATTTGAGTTAGATGACAAGAAACTAAAAGTCTTTGAATCATTTCTTAAAAAGCTATAATCTTATAAATATCTATAAATAAAAACAAAAAATAAACGTTTATTTTTAAAGAGGAGACTTTCAAATGGCCGAAACAGAGAAAAAACTTGAGGCGATGGAACAAGAAGCTGTGGCAGAAGCAAATGCTGCTAATCCACAAGCGTCTGCTCCTACAAAGAATGCTGTAGCGGCTGAACCTATGAAAAAAGTAGGTGAGGCTGAGGACCTTGGTCCAGCGGTTGTAAAACCAACTGACAGCAATCCTGACGCTTCAAAAAAAGTAAAACAAGTTTCTGACAAAGTAAGTCAATCAAGTCAAGTAAAGGCTGAGCCTTCACACTTGAAGACTGCTAAAGAAGAAACTGAAAAGGCTGATGAGAAAGAAGAACCTAAAAAAGAAGCAATGCACGACAAAGAAGATATGAAGAAAAAAGAAAAAGAAATGATGAAAGCTGGATATCATAAAGAAGAAGCTAAATCAGACGAAGATTCTTTAGACATCAAATCTGACGTTGACGCTCTTATAGGCGACTCTGACTTATCGGAAGAGTTTAAACAGAAAGCTGCTACAATCTTCGAAGCTGCTATTAAATCAAAAGTAAAAGCAGAATCTCAAAGATTAGAAGGCGAGTACGAAACTAAATTAAAAGAAAATACTGAATCTCACAAAGCTGAAATGGTTGAAAAAGTTGATTCATACTTAAACTACGTAGTTGAAGAATGGATGAAAGAAAACCAAATCGCTATTGAGAGAGGTATCAAAGGCGAGATCGCTGAGGACTTTATTGGTGGACTTAAAAAATTATTTGAAGACCACTACATTGATGTTCCAGATGAAAAGTACAATGTACTTGAAGATCAAGCTAGTAAAATTGAAGAACTTGAAAAGAAACTTAACGAATCAATTGACAAGAATGTTGAATTAAACAAAGCAAACGGCGAATTAAAAAGACAAGACATCATAGATGAAACGTCTGAAGATTTAGCTGACACTGCTAAGGAGAAGTTTAACAAACTTGCTGAAGAAGTTGAGTATTCGAATGAAGACGACTTTAGAACAAAAGTAGCTACTATTAAAGAAAGTTACTTTGGTAAAAAAGAAGTTAAACAAAATGATGAGATAGATAATGTAGCGGCAGGTGAATCTTCTAACGAAGATTTATCAAATGCAATGGCTGCTTACGCTGCTGCTATTAGTAAAACAAAAGACATTAAATTGTCTAACAAATAATACGGGAGAAAATAGATATGTACTTATCTGAAACTTACGAAAAGAAATGGCAGCCTGTATTAGAACACGCTGATCTACCAAAGATCACGGATTCATACAAGCGTGCCGTTACTGCTACTATCTTGGAAAACCAAGAAAGAGCATCTAAAGAAGATAGAGCTTTCTTAAACGAAGCTGCTCCTGCTAATGCAACAGGTTCATCTGTTGACAATTGGGATCCAATCCTTATTTCATTAGTAAGAAGAGCTATGCCAAACCTTATCGCTTACGATATTGCTGGTGTACAACCAATGACTGGTCCAACTGGTCTTATCTTCGCAATGAGAAGTAGATTTACTTCACAATCTGGTACTGAAGCGTTATTTGACGAAGCTGATACTGATTTCTCTAGCAGAAATGCTGCTGGTGATTCAACATCTGACTCAGGTGCTGCTCAGACTGGAACTAACCCAGGTTTATTAAATGATGACCCAAGCACAGCTTACACTAGAGGCCAAGGTATGGCAACTGGTACTGCTGAAGCATTAGGTGATTCTGCTAATAACGCTTTTGCTCAAATGGCTTTCTCAATTGAGAAATCAACTGTGACTGCTAAGTCAAGAGCTCTAAAAGCTGAATACACTATGGAGTTAGCTCAAGACCTTAAAGCAATTCACGGTTTAGACGCTGAGACTGAATTGGCTAACATCCTATCTGCTGAAATCTTAGCTGAGATCAACAGAGAAGTTGTAAGAACAATTTACATCAACGCTGAAATCGGTGCTTCTGATAACTCATCTACACACATTGGTGCTGTAAGTGCTATCAACACAACATCTGCTGGTGTCTTCGATTTAGACACAGACTCAAACGGTAGATGGTCAGTTGAGAGATTTAAAGGCCTAATGTTCCAAGTTGAGAGAGAAGCTAACGTGATCGCTCAAAGAACAAGAAGAGGTAAAGGAAACCTTATCATCTGTTCAGCTGATGTTGCATCTGCTTTACAAATGGCTGGTGTCCTAGACTACACTCCTGCTCTTAATAACAACCTAAACGTTGATGACACAGGTAATACTTTTGCTGGTGTTCTTAACGGTAGATACAAAGTGTACATTGATCCATATGCTGCTAACAACACAGCTAAACACTACTTCGTAGTGGGTTGGTCAAGATACTTTCCAACCAAAAATTGGATTCAAAACTAGATACGGCTTACAAGCAAACCCATTTGCTGAAGCTGGAACTGGTGACAACGCTGTAATTAACGGTGCTGGTAATAAAAATGCCAACAGATATTACAGAAGAGTCCAAGTTGCGAACATAATGTAATTTTACATTAACCAAATTAAAAAGGCGAGGCCTCAAAACCTCGCCTTTTTTTATGCACTAAATACTAATATGAAAACAATTTTAAAAGTTATTTCAGGTGTGGTGTTAATAGGTGGTTTTATAGGCCTTTTAGCATATGGTCTTAATCATTTACAAAAAGAAAATCCATTAGAAAACGTAGAAAAGAGACTTGATGAGGCTGCTGAAAAAGAGAGTGTCCTTACTGAAAATGAGAAGCAGTTAAAACAAGAGTCTGAAACTAAATCGTGGGAAGAAATAGATAAATAGTAATATGACTACTACAAAATCATACGATAGACAACCTACAAAATTAGATTACGCTAGCCCTACTCAATTTAAATTTAATGTAATCAAGTTACCAAAAGTAACTTATTTCTGTACACAAGTAAATGTACCAGGTATAACACTAGGTGGCACGATAGATCAAGTAACTAGATTTAAAGATATACCACAACCAGGTGACAAGTTAACTTATGGTGAGTTAAATATGACATTTTTGGTAGATGAAAATTTAGAAAACTACCAAGAGATACACGGCTGGTTAGTGGGTTTAGGTTTTCCTAGAGATCACTCTGAATTTCAAAACTTAATTGGCGCTGGTTCAGACAGATTTCCTGTGTCAAATGAAAGTGTATCAACAGAGCCAGGTAAAGTAAAGTATGGTATAACAGACCAAGGGCCAACCTTTTCAGACGCTACATTAACGGTATTGTCTAGTAAAAATAACCCACAAGTAGAGATAAGATTTAGAGATTTGTTTCCTGTTTCCTTAACAGGATTACAATACGACCAACAAGCAACAGATGTGGAATATCTAACATCAACGGTAACATTTAGATATACGATTTATGATTTTGCTAATGTTGGTTCATCAACGACACAAGTTACAACCTCATAAACATTGACTTTTTAGTCAGTTTATGTTATATTGAATATATTATGGATTTAGAACAATTACAATTAGAAGCTGATAAAGATTTAAAAATTAATGATACTGAACTAGATTTAGAATCATTAAAAACACCTCAATTACACAACAAATATCTAAAGCACTTAACAAAATTTAAGTTAATGTTAAGTCGTGCTGAAACTGAATTTAATACTATGAAAAGAGAAAAGTGGGAATATTACACAGGAAAAGCACCTGCTGAAGTATATGCTGAGAAACCATTTGATTTAAAAATTTTAAGAACTGATATAGATAAGTATTTAGAATCTGATACTGAATTACAAAAGGCCAAACAAAAAGTTGATTACCTTGATACAACGGTAGATTTTTTAGATAGAACTATACGACAAATAGCAAATCGTGGTTTTACAATAAAGAACGCTATAGACTGGAGAAAGTTTACTAGTGGTGCTATCTAAAAATGACAACAACCCGATATTTAATCATAGATAAAATAGACGAAGTATATCTTAAAATTGAAGCGGACGCCGATATAAGACGAGAGTTAGGCGAATACTTTACTTTTGAGGTGCCTGGTTTTAAGTTTATGCCACAATTTAGAAATAGAGTGTGGGACGGAAAGATTAGATTATTCAACTATGCTAGTGGTAAAATCTATACTGGTTTATATCACTATATCGTAAACTGGTGTAATGAAAACAATGTACAGGTTGTTGATGGTACAAAAATTAAAGACACTAATATTGATGATAATAAGATAGAACAATTTATCAAAGCACTAAAAATACCAAATATTGAAGTAAGAGATTATCAAAAAGAGGCCTTTGTTCACGCTGTTAAAAAAAATAGATGTTTACTATTGTCGCCAACTGCCTCTGGTAAATCACTTATAATATACTTAATAATGATCTTTAATTTATTAAGACTAAAAGAAAGTAAACAAAGTAAGATACTTATAGTTGTTCCAACCACATCACTTGTAGAACAACTATTTAAGGACTTTAAAGATTATGGATATAATAGTGAAAGAAATGTACACAAGATATATCAAGGCCACGATAAAGAGACTAACAAAAGAGTAATCATAACAACTTGGCAATCAATCTACAATATGCCTAAAAAATGGTTTTCAGATATTGGTACGGTAATAGGTGATGAGGCACACTTATTTAAGGCCGTTTCTTTAACAAAGATAATGACCAAACTAACAAAATGTAAATATAGAGTTGGTCTAACTGGTACTTTAGACGGTACAAAAACACATAAATTAGTATTAGAGGGCCTATTTGGTAATGTAAATAAGGTAGTATCCACAACGGAATTGCAGGAGAAGGGAAAACTAGCGGCTCTAAAGATATTCTGTTTGGTCTTACAACACGGTAAAACGGAAAGAGACTTTTTAAAAGACAAGACTTACCAAGAAGAAATGGATTACTTGGTTGCTAATACAAAAAGAAACAAGTTTATTAGAAACTTGGTAACAGGTCTACAAGGTAATACACTATGTTTGTTTCAATATGTAGAAAAACACGGACAAACACTAAAAGAAATGATAGAGGAAAAAGCAGATGATAAAAAAATTTTTTATGTACACGGAGGCGTTGAAGCTGAAGAACGAGAAAAGATTAGATTTATTACGGAGAAAAGTGACAACGCTATTATCGTGGCGAGTTTTGGGACTTTCTCTACCGGCATTAACATTAGGAATCTTCATAACATTGTTTTTGCTAGTCCTAGTAAATCCAGGATAAGAAACTTACAATCTATTGGTAGAGGTTTAAGATTAAAAGACGATAACTCTGAAGCGACATTATACGACATAGCTGACGATATATCTTATAAAGAGAAAGAAAATTATACTTTGGCACACTTTAGAGAACGAATAAATATTTACAACGAAGAAGATTTTGATTATGAAATACATAACGTTGAACTAAAATAATGCATCAGCCTATGGAAAATATAAAGATAATTAAACTAGTAAACGGAGATGATATAGTTTGTTCTTTTCCAAAGAAACAACTAGAACAAAAGTCACCTTTAATTAGAATAGTTAAACCTCTATTAATTAAGTATGTGCCTCAACTTACTTCTATGGGCATAAAAGACTATATTGCTCTAATTAAATGGGCGGCCTATACTAACGATTCTGTAATTACTATACCAAAAGATAAGATACTTACAATAACTAACGCTAGTTTAGAAATGGGTAAGTCTTACGAACATATGGCTGTAAATTATGATAAAATAGAAGAGGCTAAGAAAGACAATAATTCTTATAAAAGACAGGCCTTTTCAGATGAGGATAATAAGAAGTTAAATGAGATATTTGATGAAGTTGGCGATAATGATGAATTTAATGAACACACTCCCCTATTTAAAAAGAAGACGTTACACTAGGGTACTAGGAGCTCCTACTCAAAGGGCTACACCCCTATTATATACAAAATCAACAAAAAGTCAATGCTGATATGAAACGAAGAAACTATATTGCTAAAGAACTATTGACGCCAAAATTTAAACCGAAAATTGTCAAACCTAAAAAAGGCAAAGGTAGTTTTAAACGGCAAAAAATCAACACAAGCTTGACAAATAAGACAACATAGAGTATATTATATATTATGAAAAGATCAAAGAAAAAGCCCGAACATTATGTTAATAATGCTGAGTTTTTAGAAGCTATGAAAGGTTATAAAAAAGCAGTTAACAAAGCCAAAAAAGAAAAGAAAAACAAACCACCGGTAACAGACTATATTGGTAGTTGTTTTTTAAAGATAGCAAACCACTTATCATACAGACCTAACTTTATTAATTATACATTTAGAGATGATATGATTTCTGATGGTATAGAAAATTGTTTACAATACCTAGATAACTTTAACCCAGCAAAATCAAACAACCCTTTTGCTTACTTTACACAAATAATTTACTATGCTTTTATTAGAAGAATACAAAAAGAAAAGAAACAGGTTACAATTAAACAAAGACTAATACACGAAAACAATTTAGACGATTTTTCTTTACAACCTGGTGATGATGGTGGTGAATTTAAGAACCAATTTAGAGAATTTTTACAAAAGAATACAAAGTTAGAAGAACCAATCAAAAAAGAAAAAAAGAAAAAAAAGAAAACTAAATCTGGTCCTTTAGGTTAATATGAAAATAGCATTATTGAATGACACCCATTTTGGTTGTCGTAACGACTCACCAGCGTTTATGAATTATCATAATCGTTTTTATGATGAGATATTTTTTCCTTATATAGAAAAGAACAATATAAAAACACTTGTTCATTTAGGTGATGTTGTTGATAGAAGAAAGTTTATCAATCATAATACGGCACATAATTTTAGAGAGAAGTTTTGGGATAGAATACACAATCTAAAAATAGATACACATATTATTATTGGTAACCACGATACTTACTATAAGAACACAAACGAAGTAAACGCTATTGAAAACTTAAACATAGGTCCTGATATAAAAATTTATACACAACCTAGAGAGGTTGATTTTGATGGCACACTCATACAATTTTTACCTTGGATATGTGACGATAACTATGATGATTCAATACACGCCATAGATCACTCAAATGCCGATATATGTTTTGGCCATTTAGAAATAAAGGGTTTTGAAATGCATTCTGGTCATATGAACGAACACGGATTAGAATCAGGTCAGTTTAAAAGATTTGAAAAAGTAATATCTGGTCATTTTCACAAAAAGTCAGATGATGGCCACATTTATTATCTTGGAACACAATACGAAATTATGTGGTCAGATTACAACTGCCCCAAAGGCTTTCATATATTTGATACAGAAACAAGAGAGTTAGAAAGAATAGATAATCCTCTAAAGATATTTAAAAAGTTTATGTATGATGACACAAAACATAATTATGATCACAGCAGTATTCAATCTTATGACGGTTGTTTTGTTAAGTTATTTGTATCTCAAAAAACAAATGAAGAAATGTATAGTAGATTAATTGAAAGATTTTACAATGAAATAAATGTACACGAACTTGTAATAGTAGAAGACCCTAGCGATATAAGAACCACCGTTAGAGAAGATATATTAGACCAAGGAGAAGACACATTAACATTTTTAAACAAATATATTGACCAAGTAGATAGTGATTTAGATAAAAGAAAACTAAAAGAATTTGCCAAAGAATTATATGTGGAGGCCAGCGAATGATGAAACCAATAAAAGAAATAGAACAAGAACATATTAATTGGGGCCCTTATGTTATGAAAACAAAGGTGCCTGATTATATAATTAAAAAACTAATAGCAGAGGGTAAAAAAACAAAAAAATCATATAATTACTCTTTAGCAGGTCATTTAAAGAATCAATTTTTATATCCAGTAGAAATACAAAAATGGTTTTATAATGAAATACATCCCATAATACAAACGTATAGAAATAATCATTGTAAGTACCACGGTTTAAGAGAAAGAAATGTAGAATTACAAGCAGATGATTTGTGGGTAAATTTTATGAAATCTGGTGACTTTAATCCTATACACACACACGGTGGTGATTATTCATTTGTATTGTTTTTAGATGTGCCAAAGTCATTAGAAAAAGAAATAAAAGAGTTTGAGGGAACATCAGCACCTCCAGGATGTTTATTGTTTGAATATGGTGGACACCATAGACCTCGTTGGGCAACCACAGGCGCAATAGTTACGCCAAAAGAAGGTGAAATGTATATCTTTCCTGCCTTATTACAACATTGGGTTTGTCCATTTAAATCTAAAGTAACCAGAATAAGTGTGTCAGGCAATTTAAGAATAGTAAATAGAGATAAACTACCAAGTGATTACTTTTAAAAAGATAAAATATAAAAACTTTCTTTCTACTGGTAATACACCAATAGAAATAGATTTACACAAGTCAAATACAACTTTGATTGTAGGCAGTAATGGCTCTGGCAAATCAACCTTATTAGACGCCTTATGCTTTGTTTTATTTAATAGACCATTTAGAATTATAAAGAAAGAACAAATGGTCAATACGATAAACCAAGGCGATTGTGAAATACAAGTAGAGTTTGATGTCGGCACAAAACAATATAAAATTATAAGAGGTATTAAACCAAATATATTTGAGATATATCAGGACGGAGTATTAGTAAACCAAGACGCCTCTAATATTGACTATCAAAAGTATTTAGAAAACAACATAATGAGATTAAATTATAGATCATTTTTACAGGTTGTATTACTAGGATCATCTTCATATGAGCCATTTATGAAAATGAAACCACGATATAGACGAGAGGTTGTAGAAGAAATATTAGACATTAGAGTTTTTGGTCTTATGGATTTAATATTAAGGCCTCAACAATCTGAACTAGTAAGAAACGTATCAGATTTAGGCCATCAATGTGATTTAATAGAACAAAAGTACGAGACTGAACAAAAACATTATCAAGCTATTTCCGACTTAAACCTGAACGACCTAGAGGGTAAAAGGAAGACATTAGAGAAAAATAAAGAGGCAGAGACAGAGTATCATAGACAGA